GATTTAACGACCATATTGATAGAGTGTTTTGGCAAGAGGGAGATAATTGTGATGAGGGGGCAATATGAAACTAAAAGACTTTAGTGCTGTTAAAGAGTTTTCAAAACAATTTAACAGAATATTTACACCACAAACAACATTCGGAGATATTGCTAAAGTAAAAGCAGAACAAAATTCTACTGGTAATTTAATGGGTTCTCATGTTGCAGAACATTTAAAAGACCAGCAAGAATACGCAGCTAAACTAATAACAAAGGAGAAGTTATAGTGGATAGTGTTAAAGAACTCAAAGCAAACCAAAAGTACACAAAGGTCGTAGAGCAGCTTAAAAAGACCGAAGAAAAACTTTTAGTTTTGCGTGAGAAAAAAAGACAACTAGCAACTAACATTCATGATACGTTCCATGAACCTAACGTGAATTTAACTGCTGGTAATTAAATAAAAAGGAGATAATTATGAAAAAGGTAATGGGAGTTATAGTATTCTGCACTCTATTAAATGATTGTGCATCATACACACCAATCGTTGATACAAAAGGGAAAGCTAGATTTGAAACAAGTAATGCTGAAGAGTTAAGCAATGATAAAATACTTTGTGCCAAACTAGCCAAAAACAATTCATCATTTTTCGGTAATATAGGTTTTTGGATTACAAGTCCTGAAGCTGATACTCAATATACTGACATTTATAGAAAATGTATGGTGGGTAGAAATCATCAGGTCTTAAACTAGAAAGGAAATATGAGAAAAAATAAATACAACAAAGAACAATCCTATCAAGGAGCTGTCAATATGCTGAATAGAATAAAAAGTCATTATAACAATGGCTGGTTTTCAAGAAGCGATTTTACGCACTATATGGGATTTAAGATTAAAGAAATTCGGTTAGATTTAAACAAAACTCAAACCGATTTATCCAAAGCTTGTGATTGCACATTTCAACAAATTCAAAAATATGAAAATGGTGTAAATACAATCTCTTTGTATAAACTACTATTATTAACTCGTTTTTTTAATAAGGTTATTAAAGAAGTTAATAAAAACACAGAAAACAAAAAACCTTATATTGGAGTTGAAACATTTACAAATCCAATTACACAATTAATTAATGGAGGAGATAGTGATAATAAAAGCTAAAGATAAGAATGGAAACCTTATTGAATTTAATCCTAAAGGTGGGAGATATAGATATAAGGTTAATGGAGAACCTAAAAAGGGAGTGACTTCCTTAATAGGAGAAAGGTCAGGGAAAGGTGCTTTAATGTGGTGGAGTGAACATATTGTTTATCAAGCTTTAAGTAATAAGTTTAAAGCTATGGGTAAGCCAATAGATTTTTCCCAGCAATTTACTGACGACCTAAAAGCTAAAGTAAAAACTTTAAAAGAAGAAGCGAGTTCTATTGGTACAAATCTGCATAAACTTGCAGAATGTTATGTAACCAAACAAGACTTTGCTTTACCTGAAACTGAACCTTTAAAAACTATGTTTTTTAAATTTAAAGCTTATTGGGATAAGTCAGGGTTTAAAGCTATGGACACAGAAAAAACAATGTATAGTACAGATTTAGATGTGTGCGGTACTTGTGATATGATTGTGACCAAACCATCGTGGAAAGGTAAATATGGAATATTAGATATAAAAACTTCTAAAGATTTTTATTTTGATATGCCTATTCAACTACACACTTATAAAAAACTTTGTGAAGATTCAACTGACTATAAGATAGACTATTTAGCAGTATTGAATGTTCCTAAAGAACCAGCCAAAGATGTTTCATTAATGTCTTATAAAATCACACCTAAATATTTAAAAGCTTTTAAAGCTTGTAAGTATATTAATGCGATTGAAGAAGATTTTAAGAAACGAATGAATGAGTACAATAAATTAAGGAGTAAAAAATATGCAAAATAAATATAGTATGCCCTTTTGTGGGTTACAATTAAAGTTATTTGAAACAGGAAAGAAAGCTCCAAGTTTTGAATATCAAGCATCGTCATCGAAAGCTAAATTCCAATGCAGCTTAACCAAAAAACTATATGGATTAAGTGAAGTAATGAATTGGTATAAAACACCTGAAGTACAAGCTTATGCCCAACAAGGTTATATGCTAAAATGGGGAAGTCGAATACAAGATGCTAAAGAAACTAAATATGGTGCTGACACAGAGCAAGTAGTTTGTATCTATATGGTTAAACCCTATAAATCAGGTGCGATAGATGGAATGAAAAAGATACAAGTTCCACCTGTTCAAGCACAACCAACACCTCAACCCCAAGCTATACAAACACAGCAAATTAAGGTAGAAGAGAATCAGGAGGAATTTGATGACCCAATTCCTTTTTAATTATGCAAGAACACAACGAAATCCTGTTGTTAAAAAAAGAGTTGGATTTAAAAAATGATGAAATCCAACTTCTCAATCTTGAAAATCAAAGACTTATTGAAATTGAACAATCCCATAAAAAGTTAAATGGAGAATTAAGACTTCAATTAGTTCAAGAGATTGAAAAGGTTAAAAAGGAAGCGGATAGATTAATGATGAAAAAAATTACTAAATACGAAAAAAAAATTAGAGAACTTAAAAAATATGCAGAAGATATGTATAATTACCCATAGGAGATAACATGGACACACTTAATCTAAATAGTAAAGCAGCATATAAAAGAATGACAGAAGCTTCTAATCAATGGAGTGAATGGGCAGAGAAAGTTATTTTATTAGATGAGGGTCGCAAAGCTACCTTTTCTAAATGCTTTGCCAAACATAAACTAACCTGTAAATCAATCGCAGAAGCCGAACATAAAGCTAGAACCGACACTGAATATCAAAACATTATCAAAAGCTATGCCCACGCAGAAGGGCAGCTTATTAAAGCTAAACTGAATTATAATAATTTAGATCGCTATTTATCTGTTAGACAAACAGAGGTAAAAAGAGATTTAACCCTTGCTAGTAAGCAAGAGGGATAGAAATTCAGACTCTGCCTAGCGGTATTTCTGAATCCACTTGGGCGGCATTAATGTCCTTTCTGTTGCCCTTGTGGTATAAAGGAGGAGCAATGGACTACTTATATATAAATGAAAAAGGTAAGTACGAAAGAATGGAAAACCGAAAAGAATTAAAAAGATCAGTATTCTTTTTATTAGGTTTAAGCTTCTTATGCTTACTATTAGGATTTGGTTATTTAGTGCTTAATAATTTCTAATCCTGTTAAATCAGTTTTAGAAGTTATTTCTTTAGTATTATAATGATGATCTAAAACAAATGCGTCAGGGTGTTTGTTTAGTTCATGTAAGGTTCTTTTGACTCTAGGGAAATGTGGTTTCTCATCTATAAAAATAAATGAAGCATAACATCCTAAAGGAGTATGATAACTATGCAGCTTAACATCTAGCTCTGTAATGACATAATCAATAGGATTGCTGACTACCTTTTTCTTTTCTTTTTTTTTAAACCAACTTGTTCCTAGCATTATTTTTTCTTGTTCCTATTCAATACTTTGTCTGTCATTTTAGTTGAGAATGTAGCTGTAAAAACAATAATTACAAGATACCATACAGAGTCAGGGAGGTCATTTATAATTCTAACCCATTCCTCAAAGTTTCCTCTTGTACTTTCAAACCAACCTGTACTTAACATTCCTATTAGCCAGATAAGTAAAATCTCATCTTTCCAACTTTTATCTTGTGATTTAATTCTAGCAACATCAACTTCTTTACAAGCTTCTATTTCTGCTTGTCTAATAGTTTTAACTTTTTCAGCTTTGTGTTTAAAATGGTCTGTTACTTTATTAAATGCCATTTTAGTTATTGGATTGTTTATAAGTTTAAACCACATTATTTTTTTTCCATTTCTTATATCCATCTACCCAAGATTCTTGTTTTGGGTTTTCTTTTAATTCCTTACCAAGTTTGGCATAATGAATAATTTTGTTATATCTTTCTTCATCTGTTTCGCCCTCTTTATTACGAGTTGCATACTTCACAATATTGCCATCAATAAAGTTAAGCTTATTAGCCACGATGTATTCTATTGGCTGGATAGCATTATCTAGGTAATGGTTACCCCCACTTTGTTCTTTTAACGCAGTCTGTGGGCTTGTATGTTCGTTTAAAGTACCATTTTTGTTCATACTATCTTCTTAATCCATCTTCCACTAGAGTTCAAGACCATTGGTAATAATCGTGGAATACCATTTATAATAACAGCAGAACCCATAATAAATCTTGTTCTAAAATTCTTGGCATAAGCAAAAGCCATATGCTTACTCGAAGCGAGGCATCCTACATTCATCGCAAAAAATAAGTTGTTAGGATTTGCCCAATAGCTTATAACAAACTTCGTATGGTAGTGGCCTTGCACAGCACTCATACCCATTGTTTGAGATACCTTTAATACATCAGCACTTCTTCCATGTGTAAAGAAACACTTTTGTCCATTACTCATTTTTAAAGTTAAATCATCTACCCATTTCCATTTCTTTGTTCCTAAAAAATCTCCATAGTCTTTTAAGAACTGACGACTCATTCCATATTTTAAAGCTCTTCGATATACCAAGCTAGAGTGATTACTTTCTACTTCAACCATTTGAGGAAAAATAGATTCTAATTGTTTAATGTATTCTTTGGATTTATCTAATTCGTGTCCAGCAGAATATAAATCAGGATCGTGAGTGTGCATATTGATTGCGTGAAAATCTAACAGGTCGCCAATATTAACAATGAAGTCTGGTTTAAATTCTTTCTTAATTGCTTTTAAAAATTCAAAGCTATCTTGATGATGATAGGGAATATGAAGATCGGATATAACTAAAATTGATTTAAACATATACTACATATAGTATATATGTTATAAGTTGAATTATTGCAATACTGTAAAAAGTAAGTGAGTGATTGCGATTAAACAAATAGTCCACATTACTTTTTCCATTCGTGAAATTCTCATTTCTAAATGGGTAATATGATTTCCTCGTATATGTTGAATTTCTTGTTTGAGTAATTTTAACTCGCCCTCAATCCGAATAATCGCTTCTCCATTTTTTTGACTTTGTGATGGCATTAGCTTTGATCAACTTGTTCTATAAATAATTCAAAACCACCAGCGATAGCAGAAGTTGAACTTGATTTAGCAATTAATTCAATATCTGTTTTTTCTGTTATAACAATTGGAACAGCATAATTCTTTTCTACAAAACCACCTCTAGTAGTTATAAATGCTTTTGTTGCCCATACATTTCCATTATTAATTTCTTTTGTAATAAATCTAATTTCATTTTCTTGGTCTTTAGAACTTCCAACATCTAATTGCATTAGATAAGCAGTATGCTTTCTTGGAACAGTATAAACGCACATTAAGGTTTGACCATAACCAGCTCTTATTTGTGCTACTGTTGTTGATGATACTGTAATT